AAAAAAATGTTAAATAAATATGTTTATTAAATAAATAAAGAATAAATTATAACATATAATATGAAATTTTTTGAAACGCACTTTGAAGAATATGTGAACGAAAATGCGAAAATAAATTTACATCCAAAATTAAATAAAATATATGATAAATTTCCAGGGACATTAAACGAATTAAAAAACTTAATTTTTTTCGGACCAAAAGGCACTGGTAAATATACGCAAATGTTAAAGTCTATAAAAAAATATAGTCAATCAGAATTGAAATATGAGAAAAAAATAAGTATAACTTATAATAAACAGCCCTTTTTTTTTAAAATAAGCGATATACATTTCGAGATAGATATGTCTCTGTTAGGTTGTAATTCAAAATTACTATGGCACGAAATTTATCAACAAATTATTGATATAATATCAACTAAAACGGAAAAAATGGGAATAGTAGTTTGTAAATATTTTCATGAAATACACAGCGAATTACTTGACAATTTTTATAGTTATATGCAACAAAATAATGCGATATCTGTTAATTTAAAATTTATTATACTAACAGAACAATTAAGTTTTATACCAGATAATATATTAAATTGTTGTGAAATAATTAATGTATGTAGGCCAACAAAAACATCGTATATAAAATGTATAAAAAATAAAATTCCCAACAAATTAAAAATCGAAAATATAACAAATATTAAGGCGCTTCATTTATGTGATGAAGAAATAATGTTACACCATAAAATTATATGTGATAAAATAATATATAATATATTAAATATAAATGACATTCAATTTCTTAAATTAAGAGACATACTTTATGATATATTTATTTATAATTTAGATATAACCGATTGTATTTGGTATATTCTCTCTAAATTGGTCGAACTAAACAAAATTCAAAGAGTTCATTTATCCAAGATAATGATTAAAACGTATTCTTTCTTTCAGTACTACAACAATAACTATAGGCCAATATATCACTTGGAAAATTATATTTTAAATTTAATTAAATTAATATATGGTTTGCCTGATTTTTAGAAAAAATGTAAGCGTATTTTCTCATGGTCTCCAAGGCCATCGATTAAGATTTCCATTTACTATATTTCTGTTACGAAATTGATAGTTTCTTAAATATTTACTCATAGGGGCTATAATAGTATTATTTGCTTGCGCGACAAAGAAGAAATTTGTATATCCATCAGGAATACCTCTTCTATAAGTGATAGCACTTGTATGAATTGCCATTTATATATTATAGATGTATACAAAAAATACAAAAAATACAAAAATTAAGGGAATAATAAAAGAGCGAAAGAAAAAAGAAAATAAAATAAGTAATTTAATACTTAAATACTATAGCCAATAAAATTTATGGACTTTAAAACCGCATTTGAAATATTAGAAATTGATTTGTCACAAACTAATTATAATGACATTACTTTAGAATACTTAAAAGAACAATTCCGTAAATTGGCATTAAAAAATCATCCTGATAAAAACGGAAATACATCAGTATCAAATGAAAAATTTAGACAAATAAACGAAGCCTATAATTATTTAAAGAGAGAAATAAAAACTGATAAATCATATAAAGACTTTGAAGAAGGACAACTTGAAGAAGATGAAGAAGGTATTAATTCTTCTCTCTACTTCGATATTTTAAAAGGTTTTGTTGAGAAATTTTTTGAAGGAAACTATAACGAAATACTATCTAATATAATCAAAGATATTGTAACAAGAGGTAAAAAATTATCAGTCAAACTATTTGATAATTTAGAAAAGGATACAGCTCTAAATATTTATTTATTTCTCTCTAATAACCGTTCAACACTTCATTTGAATACGGAAATTTTAGAGATCGTTAGAGAATTGGTAGTTAAAAAATATGATAATATAGAGATATATAAATTAAATCCAAGTATAAATGATTTGTTGAATAATAATATATACAAATTATATTTACATGATGAATTGTTTTTAGTTCCATTATGGTATAATGAGCTATATTTTGATGGTTCTGGGTGCGAAATAATAGTATTATGTGAACCTGAATTATCAGGAGATATTATTATAGATAACGATAATAATATAGTTATAAAAAAAGAAATAAACGCGCAAACAGAGTTGCCAAATATTATAGTGAATGATTTATCTATAAATATAAATATTGGATATAAAGAATTTAATATTCCTGCTTCAAATTTGTATATGAAAAAAGAACAATATTATAGAATAAAAAATGAAGGACTATCTAAATTTAAAAAAGATATTTATGATGTATCAGAAAAAGCCGACATAATAGTAAAAATACTCGTCACATAAGTAATTCAATAAATATAAAAAAAATTATATATTTATTATTTATATTATTTATTATTTATTATTTATTATTTTTATTATTTTTATTATTTTTATTATTTTTATTATTTATTTATTATTTTTATTTATTATATTTATTAATATTTATCATTATGTTTGTGGTTTAGGTTTTCTATTAACAATCTTTTTCTTCTTAAGTTCTTCTGTTGCAACAGCTACCTGAGCTGTAACTGTTTCTTCTTCTACACTTTGTGTCTCAACCTTGAGTTGTTGTGCAGGAGAAGGAGGAGGAGGAAGTTCTCGCTCGTCATCGGAGTCATCTACTATTGTTGTAACTACTGCTCCGTCTGGGTCAATATCGTCTTCTGGTGGTGGAAGTGTCTTTAATTTTTCAACTTCATTAGCTTTAGGTTTAAGAAAACAAGTTCCTTCAACGATAGTTGACGTTTTGGGCTTCTGAACAATAGCCTGCTTTAAGTTCCAAGTAATAGATACTTTACCGTTGACAAACCAAAGCCCACCACATTGAATTAAACAAATTACATGTGTCTTTGGCTTTAAGAAATCGAGTGGTGAAATTCCTGGTACACCCTTACTCTTGATAAACAAAGGATTACCTTCTTCGTCATAAATTTCAGATTGCCATACACCTTTCCAACAAGGCACCTTAATCGTGAGAGTTGGTGGCTTATTATAATCTAATTCAGCGCCTCCCTTTTCCTTTTTAGGATGCTTTAACATAGTATTAAACTTTTCATCCATAACATCAGAGCTCTTGATTTCCTTACCAAACCATTCTCTAGAATATGTTAATGCGTCAGCCTTAACCTTGGCTTCTACAGCTTTCATTGACTTTAAGAATGCTTCTGCGTCTGCATTTGTATATTCAGCATTAGGAAATTGAAGTGACATCGTATACTTACCTGTTGGGTTTTTAGCTTGATCCAATCCCTCTTGAGCTCCCCATGTAAGCATTAATGGTGTTGATATAGTAACCGATTCTCTAAAATGTTTATTATATAAGTTCACAACTTTGCCTCCTGCAGGATTAGCTTTAGGAGCTGAGTATGAAAATACAGAGGTATCAATATTAGTTCCTTCGATGATTGCGTTTGACATTTTTCTTGCTAGTATAATTTACATACTAGCTTTATCTTTAAATCAATTTTTTTTTTAAATATAAATAAATATAAATGTTGTTCTTGTTTTTGTATTGTTTTTACACGTATAATCGTAATCATTTTAATTTTTATTAAATTATTATAAAAAATGGCTCAAAAAGAAATTATATATATGTATTATATAAATAAAATGAATATAAACTATAAAAAAAATGATACGTATTTAGATGATTATATTAATGCCGTTTCTAATAATTATGAAAATAGTATTCCAATATATAATAAATGTATTAAAATAAATTGTATTTGTGACGATACACAAATACCTAATCTTCATAATTATAACGAAATGTTGTTATATAATTATAATGTAACACAACTAAAAACTTTCGCGAAACATTATAAATTAAAAATGGGTGGCAACAAAAACGACATATTTAAAAGGGTATATTATTTTTTGCGACTGTCATCATATATAATTAAAATACAGAAAAAAGTTCGAGGTAATATCGTGCGAAAATATATTGAATTACATGGTCCTGCAGGGAAAGACCGAAAAAAATGTAATAATGTATGTGATTTTGTTACAATGGAGCCGGTTGAAGAAATAGATTTTCATCAAATATTTAGCTACAAAGATGAAGACGGATTTATTTATGCTTTTGACATAGTGTCACTACATAATTTATATGAAAAAAGTGATAAAGAAATGCAAAACCCGTATAACAGAAAAGCATTTCCATCATCGGCAATATTAAATTTAAAATTAATGGTAAAATTAGGAAAAATATTAAAAATTGCCATAAATTTGGATTTTGAAGATAGTACAAAATCATTATCAAGTGAAAAAGCAATTGAATTAAGAAGTTTAGCATTATTTCAGGCAATAAATCTTTTAGGAAATTATAGTAATTCTCAGTGGTTTCTTTCTTTAAATAGAAATCAACTAATAAAATTTTTAAGAGAACTGAATGAAATTTGGAGTTATAGGGCCCAATTAAGTAATGAAACTAAACGCAACATTTGTCCTCCAAATGGCGATCCTTTTAGGGATTTGAATATGACATATATCTATAATGAAAGTAATATGAATAATGTGAAAAAAAAAATTTTAGAAATTATGGAAAAATTTGTTAGTTCAGGAATAGATACCGATAGTAAATCTTTAGGAGCATACTATATATTAGGCGCATTAACTTTAGTAAATACAGATGCCGCAATTGCTCTTCCATGGCTTTTTCAGTCAGTTAGTTATTTTTAAAGAATTTATTTAAAAAAAAATTGAATGATTTTTTTATATTTTTATTAAGGAAATTCAGTATTTTCATTAAACAACATCTATTACCATATTCACGTAACAATATATATTATTTGCGTTAAATCACTTAAAAAGATATTATTTAGATATACTATAATAAGATGCCTAAAAAATCTTCTACTAAGACCGAGACTGAATTAGTCACCCCTTCTACTTCCACTGTTGTTGCTTCTACTGTTGAAACTGCTTCTGCCTCAACTGAAAAGAAGGCAAGAAAGCCAAAGGTTCCTAAGGTGGATGCAACCACCGTTAGTGTTCCTGAAGTCCAAGTTTCTACTCCTGTTGTTGAGGTTGCCTCTTCAACTGTTCCAGTAGTTTCTGAAGTTGATGCTGATGCCTTCTTTACTGAGAAGTCAATTGAGTTTTTGGCTAAGCTCCAACAAATTGGAACCCTTATTTCTTCTTTAAAGACTGAATACCGTGTTTTGGAAAAGCAATGGCACCGTGAACTTAAGGTAGCCCAAAAGGCTTCTTCTAAGAGAAAGCGCAAGGCTGGAAACAGAGCTCCTTCTGGTTTTGTTAAGCCAACCCGTATCTCAGACGAGCTTGCCAAGTTCCTTGATAAGCCAACTGGTTCCGAAATGGCTCGCACAGTTGTTACTAAGGAAATCAACACTTATATCAGAAACCATAACCTCCAAGATAAGGAAAATGGTAGAAAGATTAACCCTGACGTAAAGCTTGCTGCTCTTTTGAAGCTCAAGAAGAGTGACGAGTTGACTTATTTCAATCTTCAAAAGTATATGTCTCCTCATTTCGCAAAGGCTACCAAGGATGCTACCGCCTAAATAATAAATAATAAATAATAAATTAAATAATAAATAAATTATATAGTTTTTATAAACCATATAATTAAAATACTTATAAATGATTATGAATTAGAAACCGTTTCAAAATTGATCACACTATCGTGATCTTCAATGCCTTTATTCATTAATTCGCGTAACTCGTTTTTATCAATATGAGGTTGATACCGTGCAACTATATGGTAACTTATTTCATCATCTTCATGAAGCTGATATTTTTTATTTAATATATATTTTACCGCAAAAGTCGCATCAATAATTTGTGTTCTTAATATATCTAATAATTTTAATGAATAAATATTTTCTTTTAGTGTCGTCATGTCGTATTTATTATTATACAAATCAAGCATATATATATAAATAATATAATATTTTAAAATTGAAATAAAAAATAAAATTTACGACCATAAATAATTTCATCAAATACTTATAAAAAAATGCAAACAAGAAGCCAGACGAATTACGAAAAAAATACGCTTTATGAAGTTGAAATAGACTTCGAAGAAGCGATCATTTTATGGAAAGCAAACAAATCAAGCTTAGGTAACGGAACATATAAATACGTTTGTAAAAATATGTGCACAAGTGGTAAAAGATGTATAAAAAAATGTATAACTGGACAAGATTATTGTAGTGTACATATAAAAAAATATTCATAATCTAACCTAACTCACAAATACTCATTCGCAAATTTGTCAATAAAAAATTTTTTTTATTCTTGTCAGCGATTTTGTTATAGAATTTCTCTGCGTAATCTATACTCTCTAACATACTCTCTGTTTTATAGTTTTTTTCAATAAATTTACAATAGTTCATTTGATTTGAAATAGTTTTTTTAAATTGTAAGAGAGAAAAATTATTCGTTTTACACCAAGATAAAAAACCTTGATAATTATTTATTAAAATAGCCTTTATTACATAATAAGATAACACGTTTGTTTTTTCTTTATATAATTTCTTTCTTAATTCTCTACTGTTTTCGTCATTTGAATATAAATTCCTATAAGTTAATCCCATAAAATGTAAGGTTTTTACTAATTGAAAGAAGCTATAAGTCTTCTCAAAATTAATAAAAAATTCGGCATTAGAGAGAAATTCTTCAATATTGTTTTTATTTTTTAACTTAAAGAAACTACAAAATAACGCGTTCACAATTTCGGACCAAAATTCAGTATAAGACTCATATAAATTCACTTCGGAGTTAACCTTAAAAATATTTAAAATACATCGCGTACTTTCAGCTATATTCATATCTGAAAAATCTAGTCCAAAGTTATGAAACGACTCGTGAATAAAAACTTTAAACCATTCTTCTTTTCTAAAAACGACTATTTCTGAATTTCGTGGACAAGACGTTGTAAAAGCTGTATTAACATGTATTTCATCAAGTATCACGTTTTTTGTTTCTGGCAATTGTTTCTCCAAACTCGTAAAATAAATATATATGGCAAGAGTAGTTGCACAAGTTTTTGAAGCAACGTTGTTCAATATATATAACCACATAATGATATTATCAACATATCCATTATAAGTCTCTATTTTGGAACCAACATCGGCTTCTTCGACTATAAAATATACTTTAATATTTCGTTCGTAGAGAGAAAAAGTAAAAGTTAGCTCGTAATTTGCCGTATCATTTATATGATTTTTTATTATATTTGGGAAACTTTTTGAATTAAAATTTTGTGGCTGAATTATTTGACTATTATTACTTATTTTTTTTATTAATAAATTAAAATACTTTTCTTTTGTCTTTTTTAAATTTTGTAAATAACTATATGCGTCATATATGTCATTATAAATCGAAGACATTATATTTTTCGTTTTTAATGTATTTTTTGTATAATTTATGTGTTTTTTATTTTTAAAAAATAATATTAATTGTTTGCTTTTTTTGTTTTGTTTCTTTTATTATTTTATATTATTTTATTTT